GTCGTTACCGTATTGTTGTCCCCAAACAGGATTTCCAGTTAAATAGCTACCATAAGACCAATAATCTTCTGCAGTAATATTACCGTTTAAAAGTCTATCATTCGCTGTAGCCCATCTTTCGTTTGTGATAGAAGTTCCTTCTAAAAGATCCCCGGTATTATCCATTGTGTAGTCTCCGGCTTCGTCCTGCAGCGGCACCTCGTAAGGACTGCTTGTTAAGTTATTAGCTGGGTATATAGGATGTCTAACACCTAGCTGGTCAATATATGCTAAGCTAACGTAGTTGACATAGTCTTGTGGTATTGTAACACCTAAGCTTGGGGGTATTGTTATCTCCTGTGACTTTACACTTTTTAATGTATCGTAGCTGAATTCTTGCAATCCCCTTTTAGCGTGGAATATAACATCGGTCCTTTTAACATCTCCGATTAACTTGTGTTCTCCCACATACGTTGCTATAAACCCGTTGATAACATCGTTTAAAGATGTATAAGCGTAGCTTCCGTAGTTTTCCTGCACTGTGTCTCCCAAGGCATCTTCGTCCCCAAAACCTCCTCCATCTAAAGATTTTAGTTGTATTGCAATATGCGACCTTAACCCGTTTGTAGACGTAAAAGTTATTGTATTCCCTGAAACAGTATACCCCGAAGCAAATTCAGAGTATGAGCTCGCCAATCCTGTATCACTAGTATAAACCACGAAGTTGGTCAAACTAGCATTAGCCGAATCGTATGTTAGATTCGTATTAAATGTAGTCGCAACCGAATCACCTATAACGGGAGGGTTCGATATAAGAAATCGCTGTGCTCCAGCGTAGTATTGTTCGTTAGTTTCGGTTATTAAACCACCATTAGGTATAGGCATATCTTACATTATTGAGCGTTGATTTTCTTGTTGCACTTGTTGTGCTGCCACCTGTATTATTGAAGGGTCTCTTACAACCACTCCTGAATAAAGTAATATTTTTAGTATAATATTAGCTTGTTCTGTTTTTGACAACTCAAAATTAACGGAGTTGGTAGCATTGTACTGATAATAGTTTTGCCCTGAAGGAACAGTGAAGTTCCATATAACATCTACGGGCTTCCTTAAATAGCTAACGCTTATATCCGATGTAATTGTTTTGGGATACAAGTATAATTTACTATCCTCATATAAATATATAGGATATGTTTTTGTTGGTGCTACTAAAGGATTGTTGTTTAAGTATAGAAGCTCGTTTCGCTGAGATAGCTGCGCTTCTTTTTCATCTTGATATATAACTGTCCCTAGTTTGTAGAAGTCCTCTGGGGTCGCCGTAACGACTATTACGTCATTAAGAGCCGGTATACTGTTGAAAATTATGTTAGCCCCACTGATTGTGTAAGCTGTGGTTGATACACCGTTTATTGTAACCGCAATCACACTTGTTTGTAGTTGCGAAGATGTTATCGATGTAAAAGGAAAGGATATTGCCGTTCCGTTACCCGTAAGCGACTGAGTAGCTACCCCTGCCCCTGAGGTTGTTGGTAAAGTAAAATACGCACCTCCTGGTACATAAATTGCATTACCGTATGTCTTAAATACAGCTATGTTATGATCAACATTCTTAATGCGATCGCCATACTCTGTATCGTTATCTGGTCTACGTAGTTGTTGATTAAGCGTATCAAAGTAGCTCTCGAATATTTCTAGTTGTACTTGTGTTGCAACCTTGTTGAATTCATCCGGAGTTAAGTTACCTCTCTGCTCTTTGTTCAGAATAAGTAACACTGTTTTATAAACTATATCTACATTTACTGCCATTTCACTTTATTTTGTTATAAATATTAACCGGCCCCAGTGATGAAGCCGGCTAAAATTAATTCACCATCTATAATATAATTACGTGTTTTTTTTAAAAACTACTAATTAATCTTTTTTTCTATAGATCTGAATACTTCCCCACCTTCGTCGGTCTTAAAGTATGCTGCCATTGCAGAATATGGGTTTTCATCGAATGGCACATTCATCAGCTTTCTTCCGTTAGATGCCCAAGAAAATGTTCTCTGATCTTGTGATAAAGCAAGTACCCCTGCTTCGGTAGCTTTGATGGCTGTGTTTCTAAGCCCTACGTTCTCATCTTGAGCTAGTTCTAAGAACAATTCCGGATTGCTTCTAGCAAATAACCTAAGGTCTCTTTTGATTTCCTTAGAAGATAATTCGCTTACAGCACTACCTATTTCAACCCTTAGTATTGCTTCGGCATCGTCTATATCCATTTCTCTAGCAAAAACGGCCGCATCTGTTTGCAAATCAAGCAGTTCTAAATCATCGTACGCCTCTTCTACAGCATCGAACTCTTCGAATACTCTACCCTTTAATGGGTGATACAAGGATAATAGCTTTTGTAGGTTCTGTTTTTCTTTAGGAACTTTTAAGTCTCCGTTTTTAAACATAATATGCCCCATTGTAGCCTCTCCGCTTTGATCTTCTTTAAACGGCGAATCGTGATTTGTTGCATATCTAATTTCTTTTTGTTTACCAGCCTTTTCATCAAAATACAATAAAGCATGCTTTTGAGTGTGCCTTCCTGGCACTGTTAGAGTAAGAGGAGTATGTCTTCCTGTTAAGTAGTACACTCTGTCTTTAATCTCCCATCCGGGTTTAGCTAGAACTTCTTTATTTTTTTTAGTAGGTGCCGCAACTTCTTGTGCAACAACTTCTACTTTAGCAGCTTCTTTAGCCACTGGTTTTTTATTTGCCATAATATGATATAATTTAATAATTTATAAAAGTAATAATTACCCCCGTTATTACAACGAGGGTAAGAATTACACTTGAATCTTTAGATTCCTTTGAATAGTACAAAGTTGTTAGCGGCTTGAGTGATCAAACATCTTTCAGATAGGAAGTTTACTTCCATTGCATCAAGAGTTGAGCTACTTGCTCCACCTACAGATCCTGTTAACCAAGACTTCATTCTACGGTCGTCAGTTTGAGAAGCTCTGTATCGTACGTGCAAAAATGGACGTCTGATATTTGTTCCTAGTACTTGATCGTAAACAGTAGAAGTTCCAGCTGGCACTAATACACCTTCGATTGAATTAACACCGTTGATTGCTCCACGAGTAGATGCATCATTTAGGTATTTCCAATCTGTTTTGTAAAAGTCATAAGACCCTCTACGGAATCCACTGAATCCTAAGTTAAGCGCCATGTCTTGTGAATTTTCAAATAATCCATAAGCAACACCTCCGGAAACTCCAGATGAAATTGCAGCTAGCATATCGTCAAAGTCTAAAGCAGTTTCTCTGTTTAGGAACAACATGTTCTCTTCAATAGCCCCTTGAGTATCAAGATTCTTAAGAATAGCGTCAAATTCCCCTAATCCGTTGGCAGCAGTAAATCCAGTCTCTACGTTCCCTCTTTCTTGGATAGCAGCGAACATACCTTGTGTTCCTGGTTGAAGTAAGTTTTGGTTTGCACCAGCACCTGCATTCAAGTTAAGCTCTCCTTCTACCATAGCCATTTCTAGCTTGTCGGCATAACGTAAACGTGTTTCAGACTCAGCTTTTAGGTACCACAGGTATCCATCAGTTCCGTCTTCAGTCGCTACATTCACCCATCCGATCTGTGCAGTATCTGATCCAGATACAACATACTGATCTCTAATGATAATTGGTGAGTTTGAATATTGCGTTAATACAGGCTCTATACTTACTCTAGGAGTAGCTCCACCTATTTCTGATCCTTTAGAATAGTCAGATCCGTAAACGAATATCTTAAGACCTGGCTGAGCAGCTCCAAATGCTACTGCTGGCGTAACTCCACTGTAAAGTTGTACAGTTAATGCCCCAGTTCCTGCTGCTGCACCTGATGCAGTAACGATACCTTTAGCCTCTATGCCTGTTGCCGGATCAAGTATAACGATAGTATCTTGAATAGATATAACATTAGTAATCCCTACTCCTACAGGAATAGTAAACCCTGTTCCTGCTCCATCAACTACAACATCTGTATAAGATATGTGTAAACGGTTTTGTTCAGACCAAATAACTTGATCAGATGTCATTGGCATCTCGGCGCCAACCATTTGTAAAAATCCAGATAACGTTCTGTTTCCATAACGCTCTACTTCCGCTTCGTAGATTTCTGGTAAATACTGTTGTGCAAAATCTGCAAAGTTAGCAGCTCCTGCGCTGTCTGTCCATTGTAGATAATTTGACGAAAGTAATTGCGGTTCTTGTGTTGGGACTAAACTCCCAAACTGTGGTAATAAACTCATAGTTATTGTTTGTTAAACTTTTTAATTTTTAGTTTTGATGAGTCCGCTCCGGAAACTGATTTCACTTTGTATGCTCCAAACCTAGCGCTATCCACAGGCGCAGCTTTTCTAGCTGTACTTGATGTGTTATTAGATTTGTTTACAACATCTCTAATAGCGTCGGCTTTGCCCTGCTCGTAAAAGTGATTTGCCATTTTATCGGCATTTGCACCTGCATACAATGCTTTGTGATACCCTGCGGTATCCTCAATCGTACCATCTTTTCCAAGGAACTTCCCTATGAAATTACTAATGTCTGATTGATTTTCTGCTATCTGCGAAGGGTTTTGTACGCCATATCTAAACTTTTTATCCCCCAATGCAAAATCGAAACCTTCGAAATTCTCATCAAGTAATTCATTAGTGTTGGCTTTAAACTTTTCGTGATTAGCAACGTTTCTTTCCTGGTCCTCTTTATATCGATTAAAAAACTCCGAGGCTTTCTGCTGATCCCCTGATAATTTAGGCGAGTTCAACTTGATCTCGTCATAATACTTATCCTTGGTTTCATTTAAAAACGTACGGGCTTTTGCAACCTCTTCTTTATATGCGAGTTTCTTTCTTCGGATATCTCGCTCCTCGTCTTGGTCTTCATCAAATGCAAAATTGTCATCAATCATGAAATCAATTTCTTCTGCACTTAAGTGGGACTTAGTGTTTTTGTAGTATTCTTTAACCAATACATCACGATCTACATCGTCGTAATTTGTATTTAATCTAATGTAATCCTGCATGTCACCTCCAGTCTCCCGCATGAAGTCAACTAACTTGGATATGCTTTCTGGTAGTTCTTCTGCTGGTACTGCCGGTACAGCTGTCTCAGGCTTTTTTGCAGCTACAGGCTCTTCCGTTATTTCTTTAATTACGGGCTCTTTGCTAACGATCGGCGTTGGCTCGGGCGTTGGCTCGGGTGTTGGCTCAGGGGTTGGCTCTTCTTCGTTAGGAATTACCACCCTTGTTACATTACTTGGAACATCTATTAGTGGCTCCTTATTTTTGGCTGCTAATTGCTCGTCAGTTAGCTTTGGCCTAGATTTGATCTTAAAAGATCCTTCTGTTTTTTCACTCATGATATGATATTATATAATTATTAGATACTTATTTACTGGGGAAAGACATTTTCTAAGTCCATTCCGCTCATGGCGCCTTGTCCTGCGTTTTCAAAGTCCTTAGGCATTCCTTTAGATTGTCTTTGTTCTATCATTTGACTTTGTTGGGTGCCCTCTTTTTCAATTCTTTTAGCCTTAGCTGCATCTGCATTGTCCTCCTTCGCTTTTAGTTGTTGCATTTTCATTTGCTCTAATTGCAAGTTATATTGAAATTCAGTTGCTAGTAATTCTTTTTTAATTTGAGCTTCGGCTTGCATTCTTTGCATTTCAAAGTTTGATTTAGCCTGTTCTATTGCAACTTTTTCCGCTGTTAAGGCTTGTTGTTTCTGCACCTCAGCCATTGCTGCTTTTTCAGAGGCTTCAGCATTTGCTTGAGCTTGCGCCTGTATGTTCTGCTGCACTAATGCTTGTTCCCTTTGCTGCCTTTTCTTTCTTTTCACCTTCAGCATTTCGTTGGCTAACTTAAGGTTTTTAATCTGATTAATGTCGATAGAATCTTCAATATCAATCTCCTTGGTCTGTAAGCATATTTGTATGTTTTTCTGCAGCTCAGCTCTTTCTTCTTCATCCGGTTCCATTTCTAAGAATATACCAAAATCATGGAGGTTAAGATTTGCAATCTCGCGCAATGTTTCTACGTTGAAAGTAGATACACTATTCATTAAAGAGTTTTTAGTAAGTGGGAAGTTTAATACATCACTTATTCTTAACGATATATTTTCGCAAGTGCTCAGCGTCAGCTGTATACTAGCATCCTGTATGTGCTTTGTAGCAGTATTAGATGCGTTGGCTGCCATTTTTTGTAAACCAACTAAAGAATCTGGGCTAGGCATGCTTCCGTCGCGGGCTTCGTTTAAGCCGGTTACGTCCCTGATCATTTGCATATTGTAATTGTATGCAGTAATTAAAGCTTGAATTTTACCAATTCCAGATGAGCTTGATAATTCTTGTATAGGAACTTTACCCCTGTTCATATCCCCCTCCTGAGTCATAGACCTACCTACAACGGATCCTGTTTGAAAGTACATGTTTAATGCTTCCGTAGGATTATAGCTTGTTCCGTTACCTAGGTCAACTTCAGCTAAACCGTCAACATCTAAGAATACCCCATCAGGAACCATTCTAGCTAATACCTGCTGTATCTTTAAGTGCGTTAATTGTATTACGTCAGCAAAACCAATACACTTGCTTACAAGTGATTGTATCACTCCTTTATACATTCTGGGAGCACATATAGAGTAACTCATTTCAACCCTAGTTGTGTCTGCTAATGGTCTAGTCATATTTTCAGACATTTCCCACTTAAGCATTATATCAGTACCTATAACTTTAGCTCCTTCATATAATACTTCAATTGATCTCGCTACTCTATCAAAGTTGTCATTTGGTGGTGGATCGAATGCACTGGTTTTTTCAATCGCCTTTTCTAATCCGTTGTCCGTCTTTTTTATTTTAAAGACTTGATCAGTGTACGTCTTGTACTCAAAGTACATTACCTGTACTGTGTTATAATCATAGTTTTCAAAACCTTGTATCATCCTACGGTTGCCAGGATATTTTTGAATTCTTTCTAGTTCTTCATTAGAAATATAAGGAAATTCTTTTTTAAGTTCTGGAATAGTTATTGACTTAACTTCTCCTACGTAGTATATGTCTTCAAAGTGCGGGTCTTCTGTATACGACCAAACACAATAAGCTGGATCTACATAATCGACTACAATTCCTTCAGCAGGATTGAACGATGTTTTTGTAATACCTATACCAATATTAACTAAATCCTGATTAACTCTGGCGCGAGTAAGGTCGTATTCGTTGGTGGCTAGTATAGTGTTTATAGCTTCTTCTTGGGCAATTTCTATAGCGGGCTTGTACTGTAGCTGCATGTGCAGGTCTCTTTCTTCCGTGGACTCCGGTAAATTAGCGTTTGGTATGCCTGATCTACTTAAGTCGTTAGGAATAATTTTACTAGCTATTGCTCGGGCGTCTTGGGTCATCATGTCAAACATAATGTTTTCCGCATAATCCGTTCTTTTCTTTAGAGACTGAGGATCTTGCGAATAAGCCGATAAGTCGTATTGCTTTTGAGTAATGCCGTTGGCAACAATATTAGAAAACTTTGACAGCACAGGAACTGGTTTCCAGTCTAAATTCAAATAAGACAAGTCTCCGTTAATAGCTAACTCATCTTTATACTTTTGCACGCTTTGCTCTCCTCTGGCATATAGCCTAAGGTTATGGAAGTTATTCCAGTTACTAGCGTATCTATTTGATCCTGCTCCCCCGTAATTAAACCACTCTTGCTCAATAGCACGTGAAACCTGTAATCCGTACTCTAGCGTGGCTTTTTGTTCCTCGCTAACTACCTGATCAGGAAATGGACTATTAGTGTTTGTACTTACATTCATCTATTGTATTATTTTTGAAGTGGTCCCTTTATTATCATATTTCTTGAAGCCTAAGGAGTATTTCTTTTTATTCACTATGCCTTTAGGACTGTATCTGTGCTTGTTGCAAGCCATCAATGCTAATCCTGAGCTTATAGAAGCATCATGCTTTGTTCGATTGTTTATATCGAATTTAGCCCAATCTTCTAATGTTCTTTGTAAGTACACGTCTCCATACCCTTCTTTTGTTTGCCCTACAAAATCTTCTATATATGTTTCAATTGCTGAAGCGTGCGCTTGCTTTATATCCTCACTTGAGTTGGGTATACCACCTACTTCGCGTTCTGCTACAGATAATTTGTTATAAGCTCTATCTGGTCTGTTTATACTAAATCCTCGATATCCTCTTCTTCTTATATAGTAGAGTAACCTTGGTTTGTTGTTCTCTGCTAGTATCGGCATTCCGTAAAACACCATAGCCATGAGCACATCTTCAAAAAACATTTCAGCTGTTGAAGGTCTTGCAATATATTCTAAAAAGAAATGGTTAGGTGGTACGTCTTCCATTGAAAACTTAGTTAACCCGTGAAGTGCTCCGTTGGAACCTCCTCCGCCAACTACCCCTGATATATCGTAGCTATCACAGCCAAAGGCGCCGATATGTTCATTCCCAGGGTACTTAATACCATTCTTTATTATTATGTTATTCTGTTGTTCTTGATTTGGCACCCAGGTAATATAAAACCTACCATCTTTATTAGGGTAGAACATTACTTCGGTATCTTTGATACCATTCTTCCACTGGAAGTTTCCTCTGGTAACCATTGTGTTGTTTCTTAACTCATCGTTATAATCTATCTGCTGATAGATCTTTGTTAAGTTAAATATTGATTGCTTCGATTCATCTCTAAAAGCGTGTTGTTCTGTTCTTGGGAATTGACGGTAGTATTCGTTCAACGCATCCGCGTCATCTTTTAAACCCTCAACTTCATTCTCCCAATGGTTTATAACGCCTTCGTCAATTATATCTCCCTGAGGACCAAGCAATTCTTTCTTAGGTGTTTCAAATACAGGCCAACCGTGTTCATCAATAAAGCCTTCGTAGTTCCATTCCATAGGAATAAACAGCTTGTATAACCCACTTTTTGTTTGACCGTTTTTGTTTCGGCGGCCTACATCAGAGTCTTCATATAACTTCTTAAAGTTTTTACCTCCTTTGTCTAAAGCGTTTGATGTTGATCCCATCATACACTTACCGATAATTCTGCTACCTAATCTTAAACAAGTTTTAGTTACTCGCCAGTTGTTAAGTATATTAGTTGGCCTCTCCCATTTACCGCTTTCATCGTGAACTAATAGCTTTAGTTTTTCACCATCGTACGAGTTGTCCCCCGTGTTTTTCCAGTCGACCGTGGTGTCAAGACCAACGACCTCTTCTGGTTTTGTGTTTGAATCAAGCTTCCTTCTTGTGAATTTTGAAGCGGGAACTCTGTATGCGAGTTCTGTCTTAGGACGGTCCATTCCGTCTTGTATTGGTTTAAAGAAGAATGGATAGTTAACCGATATTGGTACAACTTTGTCTGTAAACATCTTCTTTGCATCAGGTCCAGATTTGGACAATATACCAAATCGAGCATCCGAAGATATTGTTGCTTGGTTAACGGTCTCGCCGGAAGCCATGAAAGAAAATCCAGATCTCCTGTTCTTAAGGTAGCACATGCCATAGCTTCTCTTGTCTGCTTTGCAAGCTTCCCAGAATATGTAGAATAACCTGTTTGATTCCCTAAAGTCAGGTTGCCCAACGTCAATCTTGGACCACTGCAAGTACATGTAATGAGTGCCAGTAATATAAGTAGGGTTGCTCTTGTTATTAAACCAAAAACCTTCTTCCCTCTTATTAAACTCGCCGTCAATATACTCATACCATTTTTCTTTAAAAGCATTAGGATATTTAATCCAATCTGCTTCGCTTTTTATTCTGCTAAGTTCTTTTGGGTATTCGTGCGCTTTCCACTTTGTTTCTTTTGCACTAAGCTTTCCTTCTAACAAAGGTAATGCAATATGCACGCCACTTATTAAATATATATCCCCTATTTTACCGGTCTTGCTTATAACAACAACATCGTGCTCTTTGTCATAACCGTAAACCCACTTAGCGTATCTATTCTTTTTCTTAATTGCTTGGGGCCTAATATGGTCTTTGACCATACTGTATAATTGTTGTTCGTAAGCCATTATTTAGATCTCCCTTCTGCGAATCCTTTGAACGCCGGTTTGTTAGAATCTTTTGTAGCTTCTGCAATCATACCCTCTTCTTCTTGTATTCTATTAAGTATCTCAAATGCATCTAGGATACAAAGCTTTTTAGTAGCGGCAGCATTTTTAAGTCTGTCAGCTGAAATATCTTCTTCTGAGTCAACGATCTTTTCTTTTGCTACCTTTACTAATTCTTTAATTGCTTCGTGCCCAGCGGCTATTATACTCCTCTTCGTTTCTATCGAATTCATACTTTATAACAATATCATTTGATTTCATACAATACATAATCTGGTCGTCTATAACAAACTCCCATTCGCTATTCGGTGTAAACCCTATTATATCCCCTGGATTGATTCCAGACTCCTTTAAGGAGCTATTACCTATTTTAAGTATACCAATAAGATCAGCTGTTTTTTTGTTGCTTAAAACGTCTCTATTCTTGACAGGAGCTACGAAGCACCTATCGCCAAAAGATTTCCAAACACTTGTGTTTTTGTACAAGTACACTTGATCAATACTACAGAAGAATAAATCATCTTTTAAAAACGATCTACTATTCTTTTTGGTTCCTTTCATGTCATAAAACACTCTGAACACATTATGGTGTACAATAATCAAATCACCTTTCCTTATCGGGGTTGCAAATGCAACTGGTGTTTCAACTACCTCCGCAATATTGTTAACATGCTTAAAACTTTCTATAGAGCTATTTGTTACAAGGGTATGCTCTCCAACCTTAACTTCGTTATCATATCTTTTGCCTACCGGCTTTATGATAAAATCATATATGCTTCGCATTAATACTCTAAGTCATATTCAACGGATATTGCCATGTTAGAATTAAACTTCTTCCATGGCATCACCTCATCTACTTTTTTTATAAATATATTATAAGAATTATCAGACTCCTCGAATATTATATGAGAAATCTCGTGACCGCCGTAAACTGTCTGTTTAACAGAGTAATGCATTGCTTCGTTTTTATAGTCAGCCCCGATACTAATTTTTCTTATAATACTACTCATAACCTTACTTTTTAGCTTTTACTTTGATTTCCTCGTAAGTTCCATCTGTAAGGTTAATATTAATTGCTCCGTAATTTGCTTCGATATCTTTTTTAATTTCGTCCATATCTTTTTCAAGCATATTGACGTGAAAGATAGCCTTGGCTTTTTGTACCTCTAGCACTCCAATGTTGGCTAAATAAGATTGCAGTTCTGTTTGAACTTTTGTAATTTTCTCTAGCTCGTCTTGAGAGATTGCTTTTGGTAATGCCGGTTCCATTTTTTTTACTTTACTCATTTGATTTAATTTAATTGTTAATTGTTTTTACTAGTTATATTTTTTATTGTACTTTTTTTCTGCTCTTCCCAGTATTTTTTTTGTTTGCTTTTGCACAAATGCGGTTGCCTTTTCATCAGATGGGGGAGTGCCCTGCCCGATTCTATAGCCCGCGTACACCGCCATGTTCTGGGCCTGCGTAAAAGGAACAGATGAAGTTGTATTGCTTTTTTTAGAAATAGTATTGCTAGGACTTTTAGTGTAGCTTCCGCTAAAGTTACCATCTGGATTTGTAGTATTTGAGGTAGTCGTGTGACCTCCAAATCGCATGTTAGGTGCATTAGATCCCTTATGGTGATAATACTGCGGAACTTTTGGCTTTGCAGCTAATTGATTTACATTATCCAAATTTGCTTTTAACTCAGGCGTACTGAAGCTAGGGCCAGAAGAATCTAATTTGCTGGCGTCAGGCGTAAACCTAGTCTTAACGTCTACGTCTGTTTTAGAGGGATTACTTGGGTTCTTCCTCCTATATTCCCTAGCCTCCGCTTGTATGTTTTTTGGTAACGACGAAAAAGGCTTGCCAGTCGTACCTGGAGTATCGGTGGTAGTCGTTAAGGTTTTTAAAGTTCCAGTAACTCCATCTACGGTAGCGTTGCTGTCAACCTTAGTTTCTTTAGTAATCTTAGGTTTTTTCTTTTCGTAATCAGTAAGAAAGTCTACTGCTGGGTTTCTTAAATTTTCTCTTCCTGAAATTTGTTCGTAAGCCATAATTTTTTTAGTATAATCTTGTTAGTGTGTCTGTTCTGTTTAAAGATCCAGACAAAACTATTTCTATAGTGTCAGCATCTTTTAATGTGTATTTTATATTTACCTTGTATCCGTTTGATTTGTTATATAATTCCGTAACAAACGTAGTGTCATTGCCTGGCACAATCTTTTCATTTATTACCCTATATTCATCAAAGCTAGTGTTGTATACTTGTATTACATTATATTCGCTGGCCAGAATGGTTTTCATATAGCCTGAGCCACTGTTTGCCCAAATTCCGTTAAACTGCTCTTGTGCTTTTACTGTAAATGATGCTAGCGTAATAAATAACGCGGTAATTAGATTTTTCATAAAATTAGATTTGATTATTAACTTATTTATTATATAATCACCTGTAATTTTAAAAAACTTGTAATAAGTACTTATTATTACTTACCTACTACTATTCCTCCAGCAGCATTAGCCGCAGGTATTAAAACATAATCTACAACAA